AATACGCCGTCGGAATATATGTTTTTATACGAGCAATTACCAATCATTGAACTATATAAATACGCCGCTATCGGTTTGGCAGTACACCACGTAACCAAGTAAAATTATGGCAGATATGGTAATAGATACGACGTTCAATCTTAATGCTACTCAGGCATTGAACGCCGTCGCAAATATCGGTAAAAAAGTCGATGAAATGTTCTTAAAATTGAACAAACCTATTGACTTCGACACAAAGCCCGCTGAGGAGGATTTGAAACGCCTTGCAAAAGCCGCTGATGGCATTGAAATAAAGGCGGACGGCGCAAAGATTGACATACCAAATCCTGATATTAACCTACCCAAAGGCGGTGGCGGGTTGTTTGACGGTATAGGCGGTTCTTTGGCTTCATTGGTAAGTCCTGCGGGGCTTGCTACGGCGGGTATTGCGGCATTGGGTGCAGGATTAGCTGCAACGTTTGAAATAGGTAAGGAATTTGAAACGGGACTGCAAGCCGTATCTGCTGTAACAGGTGTGACGGGCGCGGCGTTGGAGGATATTGGGGATAGAGCGCAAGGTTTGGCGGCGCAATTTGGTGGTAGTGCTAAAGAACAACTTGAGGTGTTTCAAACTACGCTTTCAAAGATAGGGCCGCAACTTGCACAAGACAGCAGCGCGCTTACCACGTTCGCCGAAAACGTGAATGTTTTATCCAAAACAGATTCGGCGTTAGGTGCAGCGGGCGCGGTTGACGCGCTTACGGGTGCTATGTTACAATTTGGCGTTAACGTCAATGATAGTAATGAAGTAGCACGTGAAAGCGGACGCTTTATAAACGTTTTGGCTGCGAGCGCGGCGGTTGGTTCTGCGAGCGTTTCGGACGTTGCGGGCGCGATTGCCGTAGTCGGTGCTACTGCCAAAAATGCTAATGTTTCTTTTGAGGAAACGAACGCCGCTTTGCAGGTTTTGGCTTCAAAGTCTTTGACGGGTTCAATGGCGGGTACTGCTTTAACGGCGGTAGTGAATAAACTGCAAAGTGCATCAGGTCCAGCGGCGGCGCAACTGAAAAAAATGGGTACGTCAAGTGAGGAGCTTGGTAAAATTCTCACTACTCAAGGTATCGGACCTGCGATGGAAAAGCTGAAAACAGGTATGAACACGCTTGGCAGTACATCTGAGAAAAATGCGTTTTTGGTATCGCTATTCGGCGAAACGGGCGTGAATGCGGCGGCGGCTTTGTTATCAGGTAGTGAGCAATTAAAACAGTTCACAGAGGGAGTGACAGGTACGACGGCGGCAACAGACCAAGCGGCAATAAATATGGCAACGCTTTCCGAGCGCATTTCGCGTGGCACGGCGGCACTGCAAAACATAGCTATTGACACATACAGAGTATTAGCCCCTATCCTTTCAAATGTAATCGGTACTGTCAGTGAGGCATTCGGCAAGGTACAAGCTGCGATAGCACCAATATTCGCAAGACTTACAAAGACCTTTGGGGATGTTTTCAATAGGATACGCCCTGTTTTTACAGCCATAGCGGGCTTTATCGGCGGTGCTTGGTTGCTTCAAATCACTACTATATTTTCAGCGGTTGGAACGGCTGTAAATGTGGTGCTTACCGTATTCAACAAACTATTTGACGGCATTGTAAGCGCAGTACAGCCCGTTATAGATGCTCTTAAAAAGGCATTCGGATTCACTGACGATGCAACCAAATCTATTGATGTGTTGGAGATTTTCGGCAATGTACTGTCTGGAATTTCGGATGCAATATCGTTTTTCGGTGACATTCTTGTAGAAATCGGCGGATTCTTGGTAGAATTTTTAATTACACCGCTAAAATTAGGATTCACAGTATTATCGGTGATAATCGAGCCGATTGTAAATTTCGGTAAAAGTCTGTTTAATGTTGGCGAAACCACCAAATCAGCGGGCGGGTTTTTCAGTTCGTTTATCGAGATAGTAAAGCAAGCACCTGAATTCATAAAAGCCGTTACCGCTGGATTCAAATCGTTTGTTGGTAGTATCACTGATTTGATTACCAATTTCAGTTTCGATAAGCTCACAAAGGTATTGAAAGGCGAAACGTTTTCCGAAGCATTTACAGGTAGTTTGGATAAGACTAAACTTGAAGCAGCCCAAAAAGCAACGTTGGCGGCATTTGATAACACCTTTAAAGAGCTTGCCAAAAAGCGGACGGCTTATGAGAGTGCAAAAACCGAAGAAGAAAAAGCATCACAAAAAACAATTTACGATAATGAAATTAAGCGTATCGCAGATAGTATTGATGCCAAAAAAGCAGCGGGTGTTATTGATGCAAAGCAAGCCGAAACACTTAACCAAAAGCTACTCGACATCACCAAAGCACGCCAAGCAGCCGAAACAGCGGAGTCAGCCAAAGCCGCCGCCGCCGCAAAAGCAGGCGAAAAAGGTAAGCAAGATTCCCTAAAAGAAGAGATTGCAAAAGCGCAGGAAGAAAACCGCAAATTACGTGGCGAATCAGACGCGGCGCAAATCAAAGACGAATTGGAACGCGCTGTAAAAGCCAATGAAGAGAAGTTTTTGGCGGCGCAAAGGGCGGTGCAAAAGGAAATCGAAGAGGTCAAAAAGAAAAAGGATGTTTCGGATAAGGAACGCCAGGCATTACTTGAATTACTCTACGAAAAAGAGAATTTGGTACTTGAGAATGGATTGAACACCCGCGATGAAATCATTGCAAAGCATACCCAAAAACAGCGCGATGAAGCGGAAAAAGAAGCCAAGGACTACGCCAAATCTATTGAAGATAGAAATAAAGAAGTCGAGAAAATCAATGCCGAACTCGACAAAAAAGAAGCCGAGGCGAACCGCAAGGCAATCGAAGAACGCATTGCCGCCGAGCAAAAATACGCCGAAACACACAAAAGCATATTCCAGCAATTAGCGGACAACACCATTGACATTTTCAAAGGCATTTCGGACGGATTTACACAGGCATTTACAGTCGATAACAGCGCAGGGGAAGCCGCAAAGAAGGAAGCCGACGCACAACTGACGGAGCTGAAAAAATCGCTACAGGCGCGGGTAATATCATTCAGTGACTACCAAGACAAAGTAGCTGAAATCAGCGCAAAAGCAGCGGACGCGGGCGGTGATGCGGGCAAATCGTTTGGGGATAAGTTTGTTGATGGATTGAATAAGAGCTTGAATAGCGTATCGAAGGTGTTTTCCGATATGGGTAAAGGCGTTTTGGCGCAATACCAAGCGGACAATAAAGAAGTCGCCGATATAAACAAAGAACTTGAAACCGAGTTGAAACTGCAAAAAGAGCTTGGTGCAACTGACACTATCGAGCAAGCGCAGGAACGGGACAAAGCGATTGCCAAACTGAGAGATAAAGCACAAAAAGCGGAGGCGGCTTCTCTCGATGAAATGGGAGTAGTTTACGCCACGTTTGGGCTTACTGTAGGCGCTTCTTTGGGTGCAGCCGTAGCAAATGGCACTAACCTTTTTAGCGCTGTTGTAAACGGTGCTTTGGATGCTATGAACGCCCTTATACCTGTCTTTACAGTAATGATTATGGGGCAGGAATTATCGAAGTTAGGTTTTGCGGGATTGGTGACGGCGGGGCTGTTAATGGCAGGGCTTACGGCTCTCGTAACACTTGCAAAAAGCGCGGTTGCATCAGCAGGATTCTATTTGGGCGGCTATACGGGTGACGGTTCGGATAACACTGTCAAAGGCGTAGTCCATGAAGAGGAATATGTGTTCTCAAAACGAGCTGTAAAGAAAGAAGTATCGGCGTTTGACGAATTGCATACTACGCTCAAAAGAGGCGTATCACTGACGGAAATCATGAGTGCGTACAAATACCCCGAATTGTCCACAACGTTCGTAGGAACGCAAGGAATAGTCCAAAATTACAGCATTGCACCCGCTCACGTTCCAACGGTATCGAATAACGATATAGTTGCGGAATTGCGCGAATTACGACGGGAAAACACCGTATTGCAATCACAGATATTAGAAGCTACAGAGGCAATGCCGACGGCGTTTCGGGGCAACGTAAAACATGACTTTGAATTTCATCACGACCCTTCGATTGCAATTAAAAAAGCTAAGTACAACGAACGCCGCAAGGCATTACAAGGGGGCTAAATGGGCTATACAGTAACATTTCACCGAGCAAGCGCAGACACAACGGGAACTTATTCGGACGTAGCAAGTGGCACGGTGACAGCGCTAACGGGGTACAGTGCTTTAACAGCTACGCAGGTTCGGTTACCTGGTGGCGTTCCACACACGCCCGAGGATGAGCAAATAACGTTCTTAGGTGGCGAAAAATCCAGCATCAAGAATTACCGCCGTGTATGGGAAATGACGTTTTTGAACGCCGCGCACCAAACGAGCACGGTTAATGATATTGATAAGTATGAAGACTTTTTATCGTTTGTCTTACACGCCGATTACCCCTATCTATGGATGGATATGAGCGCGTATTCTACTGCGAGCGGGCGTGTGAATCCTTGGCATACGGCGAACACATTTATACCGATTGTTATTGATGATTGGAGTATCGCAGTGAACGAAAAACAAGGTACGGAAACGCTAACCGTGACAATTTCTCACAGATTCAGGAATAAATAATGGCAATAGACCGTACCAAAAAATGGCGTTGCCAGTGGCAAGGTTCTAACGGCTGGGCGAATATGTTGGAGATTATACCGGCGGGTGATTTACTTGACGGTGACGACCTCACTGTAAGCACATTTTCCCGTTCGGCTTTCGAGATGGATTTTGCAGAATATGGCTTTGAAGATTTGCCTATCGGTATGATGAAAGCGCCCGCCGCTTCATTCTCATTTATTTGGGCAAATTTGCCCGATGGATTGAAAGAACTGCTAAAAAGCCCTTACTATGAAACGCCCTACGCACCATTCGATGATAACATATTCATAAGCACCACCACGCTGTTCACATATTGGAATGATGAAGGAACGGGAACGCTGATATTACAATACATAGGCGCACAGGCGAACACCTTAGGCAATAAATTTGAATACAGATTGCCGTCAGGTGTGTTTTCGTGCCAGATTGAAACGTTTGATTTGCTTAAGACTATCATGGATACAAACGTACCAAGGCAAACGGTTTTTGGCGCAGATTCGGAGTTAGATTCAGTGTTGGAAACGGGGTTTGTTACCGAAACGGTATCGGGCGGGCGTAATCTTGAGATAGTGGATTTTTCAGACGATACACGATGGAAAAATGATTACCCCGTAAGTTTCCAGTGGTACTACTTACTGTATTCCTTTGAAGATTTTCGGGATGGATTAGCAGATTCATTGCGGCGGTATATGGCAATATGGACGCGTTCGGGTTCGGGCACAAATCGGCAAACAATACCGCAAACTGGCTATCCAGATACTTCATTGACCTTTTATAAGCAAACGCAGACAGACGCACACACCAAAGGCGCGGCGCTTGACGAAACGAATACACTGATATTAGGGCACATTTGCACCTATAACGGCAGCACATACACATCGTTAGGCGGGCTTTTCTCAAATGATAAAGAAGGGTTCGGAGAGTTCGATTCATTAAGTACGTTCGTTGCGGCTTTATGTGAAAACCTACTTTGCAAACTTATTTACAAGCCAATCACGCAAGTCAACGGCGTTACGGGTGATACATTGCTTACTTATAATATGTATTGGTTGCGTCCGCTTGACAGTGTTACATCACCCGTCACACTTACGCCGCGAATTACAGCCGATTCTTACGAGATAGAAACCGCCGCCAATGTGTTTTTGATTGCCGAAAGTGAAATCCCGAACATGGGAGGGGATAACATAAATCAAAATAGAGTATCTGTAACGGTATCAGATAAAAATGATGTTTGGAATGCAAAAATGGTACTGCACAACGTACCAACATTGCGCGAACCTATGCCAGCAACGGTAAATGCAGACCCTTATAATAAATTTACATTCAGGATTAACCCGCGAAAGTTGCTTTATAGAGATACTTCTATCACATATAGCACGCTTAAAGTCCACGAATCAGTGGTAATATCGGACGGGATAAATACGCATGCAGTTGACAGCCCTACGGCGTTTTTGAATGAAAATTGGTTCGATGGGATTCTTGACGGATGGGTAATCGTGACACAACAAACGCAAGGACTACCACAAGCCGCCGCCGAATATATCACTACGTACTGGGGGAAAAACAGCCAAGCAATGCGGGATTTCCCGTGCAAAATGGTAAATGGTGAGGTTGCGCCTTCATTCATCGGTGATACCGCGGCATTGCCCGCCGTCACGGAAATAGGCGTTGGCTCAAATTCGGTGTTGCTCGCAGGAAAGCCCGATTGGGACAAAGGGGTATTGGATTGCAAATATTTGAGTCTGGGGGCGTAATGGCAAAAGTTGAGAATAGCATAAGCTACCGAAAGAACAACCGTAAATCAATGACTTTTGAAACGGAAATCGTGTCGAACGTTGCGAATGTGAATTTGACACGCCCGCAGGAAGATGTTGTGATTCAGGAAATCGACGCAGCGGGGCTGGAATCAGAACAAAGCGCCGCCGATAAATTCGCGTTTCTACTCAAGACGATCACCGCAATAAAACAGGATATTGAATGTAAGCTGATAGACCTGAATTATAACGTAGTCTGTCATGGTTACGGATTAGCGGGGCAGTTTACCGCATTGCAGGGCGTTGTTACCGTAATACCATTCAATCAGCTACTTTACACGCCCGCCGATGGTACGTACTTAAACGGCGAATTTACGGTAGGTAAAAGCGGGTTTTATGATGTTCACGCACACTTTGAAAATGACCTTTTACTTGCACCCGTTGGAGAGGAAATGCGGTTAGTGATAGGCGGTTCAAATGACGTTGTGGAATGTGATAGTTTCATTATCAACACAGACAGAAGCGTATTGCAAGGTTCACGGGTCGTGTATTGCAAAGCAGGTCAAAAAATATATTCAGGAATCCAACACACCTACGCGGGTGACATTGATTTAAACGATGTTGCAAGCCCAGGCGCGAACGGTTATATAAGTATTTCATATTCGGCTCGTAAAACAGCCGCTACACTATAATAATAAACCTATGAGTTGTAATTGCAGAACGATTGTTGGCGCTTTGGGGCGCAAAATGATATTAGCGGAGTTTCACTTTACCGCCGATACGTCGGCATTCGCGGCGGGTGACGTGATTGTCGATGGATTGATAAAACGTGATTTGTACGATTTTAGCAACGGTAACGCCCGATTGGTAGAATACACAGTTGAGCAACGCCACGCATCAGCTCCTACAAAAAAGGGCATTAACGCCGTGATGTATCATAAAGCGCCGTCTTCAATGACTACGGCAATAAACGCCGCTGATGCTATAAGTGCGCTGGACTTCGTAAAACTTGCGGGGCTTGCTAAGGTAGTAACAGCCGACTACACCGACTACACGACCGCTACGGAGGTTGTGAGCGTGGCAAGTAAGACCGTAGAAACCGCCGCTTTGCCGGTTGTGTGGAATGATGATGATGATTCACCGAAAGATATTTATATTAAAATACTCGCAGGTGAAACTATGACGTTTTCGAGTTCAACATTGGTACATATTAAGCTATGGTTTGAAGTATTTTAACCCCGCGTATTAGAGTATGGTACGCCCGACGGCGTTTAGGAATGTGGTGTCCACGTTCGCGCCGTTTCTACCAACGGATAAAACCGTTTGGACATTGCCCGAAAATTAAGTTTTTCGGGCTTTTTTATGTGGTGCAAAAATAATTGAAAATTTAACATTTGCCGTAACTTGTTATATTCTATACGCTTATTTATGTGATGGCTATGTGATGAAAAAATATTTTTGATTATTTGAAAATAGTACTTGCATATATTATAACTTTACCGTAAGTTTGTAACAAGAAATTAAACGAAGGCGAAAACAACTAATTAACAATGCCTGAGTTTAGAATTTTTTAGGAGAAATACAATGACAGAGCAAATGATACAAACAGTACAAAACAGAATGAATGAAATGTTACAATGCCCTAAAGTTAAGGCATATTTAAACACATTCGCAACGGCGGAAGAAGCGCAAAATGAATTGATGTATGCGGCAGTTGCTACTTTAATGGGAGCTTTCAACTAATCCGATATAAGGGGCGCGACTTCACACGCGCAAACTAATTAAACGAAACACAAATTTATAACGGAGATGGAAATGAAAACAGCAAGCGAAAAATTCAGAGAATTATCAGTGCAAATCAAACAACAGCTGAGAGCAAACGGCATAATTGACCACAAGGGAAGAAATACAGGCAGGCGCATCGAAGATTCTAATAGTGAGGAATGGATTGCATGGATAAACGAGCTTATGGCAATTCAAAAAAATCAATTGCTATTAATTGATGATAACGATTTAACCGCAGCGGGTCGTAAAATGAAAGCGGCATAATAACAAACAAGCGCCGCGACTTCACACGCGCAAACTAATTTTAACAACTAACGGAGAGAGCAATGAACACATCCGACATAACCAACTACATCCAAAAAATGGAGCAACTAATCCAGATGCAACAGATTGAGCTGGACAAGACGCGAAATTTATTAGGGCGTATTTTAACCGCAAAAGGCGGTGATATATACGTGGACGAAGTAGAATATAGCGTCCCAGATAAGATGAACTATAATATTATGGTGGGCGTTATCAGAGCATTTATCCTGCCCCCGCCTATGAAATCCGACTACGAACGCATTACCGAACTAAAAAAGGAGCTGAATTTATGACTATTGATATACGAAGCAAGTCCTACAAAATATACCTGAATGACTACCTATTATATACGCCTAAAAATAAAGGGTGGTATTTTGCAGCAGGAACAGGTCGAACTATCGAAGTTTACAAGGGCGTTTTTCTCGCTCACGTCAAACTAACTAAAAAAGCACTGGCGAAAATTGACCTGAATTTACTTGAAAAACGGGACGGGCTTTGGGGCGAGCTATATTATTACTTTACGGCAAAAGGGCTTTATGATGCTTTTAATGGCAACGTGAAAGAAATAGGTAAGGCGGTAAAGAGCGCAAGTGTGGCACTTGACCAAGCAAACGACGCTATACGGGGGTTGCAATCATGACAGACCAACAAAAAACAGACCTACTCGACTACATAAAAGCCGTTAAAAAATTAGAACGCGCGAAACAAAAGTGTGAGGATTTGAAAGACGATTACATTGCACGATACAGAGTTTACGGCAACGGTGACAAGGTTATCGATATTTGGGGTACAGGTGGTGATTGCGTGGTGTGTTCGGCTGTAATGGATTCGGCAAGCGGTAAAATCGGGTACAACGTATTCAACAACAGCGGGCATCAGTTTTACAGAGAGTTTGAGCAAATTAAGCCAAGGGAGCAAGCATGACCAAAAAAGAACTATCCAAAGAAGCCGAAATCAGCATTTCCCGTATTGGTCAGCTTATGAAAGACATGACGGAAAGCATTGACTACGTTACCGAAAAGCGCGGCAATCACGGAACGCGCATTGTGTTCACTGAGAGCGGTATAAGCAAAGTCATGAATCGTAATCGGCTGCATTATTCGGAGAAGAGTGGAAGACCTAAGAAGAATCCAGATGCGTGACTTTGTAGGACAAACACTGAAAATTAAAAATAACTTGACTTGTATTGAAATATTCCGTAAGTTTGTAACAGAAATTAAAACAGACACGGTAACAGTATTTATAACAGTTTTTTCAATACACAATATAAGGAAATATATGGAAAGACGAAAGCCGATTCCATTAGCCGTTTACAAGAAAGTTGCCGAACGGCTCGGCAAAGAAGGCGATAAAGGCATAAGGTACATCAGGTGGCGGATTCAGTACGGTGACATTGCCATTATCGAAATGACGGCAACGGAGTACAAGAAATACAAGAAAAAGCAATCGGAGCAATTAGCTAATAAAAAAGCGAAAGCAGACAAAATAATAAAAGAATCTTTCGGATAACTAATAAAGCAAGTACTATGCCAACAACAACAACACGGCGCAAGCTATCAAATTATTATCTAACTAACCAACACAGATGCGCAATGGAAAACTACTATCTAAAAATCGGAGGTAAAGAATGAACTCCCCTCTGATTTACGAAACACAAATGTACCAGCCCAAAAACCACAGTACACTCGAAGGCGAATGGTTCGATGTGGTCGAAGTGGCGGGAATGATTGCCAAGAACGCGGCAATAGCAGGTGACGGTAAAAGTATCGGATTCGGTGAGAGCATGGAGATTTTAGCCGAACGATTAGCGATAGAAGCAAAGGATTACGAGATGAAATGCGCGGCTATGATTAGCCAAAATTTACAGTATCAACAACCATTATTTGCGAGGTGAGAGATGAAGAATAGTATTTGGGTAGGGAAGAACGCGGGCAACGATTACACATTCTCGGCTAAATCAAAGATGATTAAAAATGACAACGGGTTTGTAGTTCCGCTAATAGGCGGTGAAGAACTTTACACATCGGAATATCTTGCCGATTTTTTCGGGCTGAATTTGAAAAACGGCGAAGTCGTCGAACTGATTTACGACACAGAAACGCGTAAAGTTGAGGTCAAAAGACCGAGGGAAATTGGTTGGTATTTGGTCGAGTGCAAAGAAACAGATGACGATGGGTTAATTTTTGCGGCTCACTGGAATGGCAAAAATTGGAACCCCGTACGCAATAAAAAGAAATGGCGAACAGGCGTGATATGGGAGGGTCTTAATGAAGACGAAGTTACAGTAATCTCCGACAAACTCCCTTACAACGAATACCTACAGAGCTTAGAATGAAAAAATACCTAAAACTCCCCGAACTCGCCGCCCTTGTCGGATTATCCGCAAAAACGCTGTACAGACGCAGGAAATACAAGCCCGAAATTAAGGGCAGAAAAACTATTGAAAAGGTATTAACTAAACAACAAATCAGGGAGATGTGACATGACACAAACAAGAGAAGCACTCGACAAGTATCTCGATGACAGACAGAGAGCAAGAAGGGAATTTTGTGCAATGGTATGGATTAGCGTGGCGGTTGTGGTGGGGTGTGTGTGGAGTTTAGGGAGGTTGCAACCATGAGTACGGAAGTGATGCAAAAGCTAAACAAAGCGGCTGACTTACAGACGCAAATAATAGTCCTTGAAAACATTACGGCAATGCTAAAGAAGGAATTTAAAACTACCGTTGCGGAAATTCACGACACAACAAACTGGAAGGAATGGGACAGAACGGCTTTTTTAGCCAAAGAATTGGGAGTACAGCTATGAAAACAGCCAAAATAATAGCGCTTTTACTCAATATAATCTCTATTAACTATAACGTGTGTACGATTTGGATATTGGTTACTATTGAATCAGAAAAAAGCATAGTTGGAGCTGTGATTTGGGTGGTAATTAATTTCATTTCTGCGGTGGTATTACTACACAGCATTACGAAAGAATCAGCATGAAAACCATACTCAAATTCATAATATTTATCATTATCGCAGTGTTGATACAGTGCGAATTTTTTGGAGGAATAGGGCAATGATAGGAAATGAAAATGTTTACCCCGTTGTTTTACAACACGGGCTTACACATGATTCGTGGGTTGAAGTCGGTCTTACCAAGCGCGAACTATTCGCGGCAATGATGATGCAAGCGTATTGCACAACAGAGGAGAGCGTAAGCGGTGAGTTTGCGGCTGATTGGGCGGTAAGAGCGGCTGATTATCTTATCACAGCATTAAACAAAGAGGTGCAACAATGAGAATAAAAAAATCAAATGATGTTTTAGCGGTAATGCTTTCAGCCGCTATACTTTTAGGATACTTGGCGGGTTGGGTAGGTTTTATACTGCTCGTGGCATGGTTAATCAAATCTTGTATTTTTTCTTAAGGAGCAAAACAATGACAATGACAACCGCAAACTTCGATTTCCCAGACGATGAGCCGCTTGGCGGGTGGTGGGATTGGTACGAACCATTTGACGATGAAGAGCAAATAAAAAGCCCAGACGCGCTAACATCTGAGCCATTAACAACTAACTAACACTTCAAATATACTAAAAAACTATGGAAAACAAACAATCATTATACGAAAAGCTAAACGCGAAATTACCGCCCGAACTGATAAAAACCCGCAAGGTTGGAGGTTACGATGTTTCATATATCGACGCTTGGGCGGTTATTGAGAATGCAAATAGGATTTACGGTTACGACGGGTGGGAATTTCAGTTGCAAGACCTCACACCATGTGAACACGGCGAAATTACAACCAAAGACCGTGACGGCAAAGACCGCAACGGGTGGCGGGTGGCATACATTGCAGTAGGGATTGTTAAGATAGGCGGGCAGACGTTCCGTGAGGTCGGATTTGGTAACGGTGTTTCCTATAATTCAGTAGGTGATGCTACCGAAAGCGCGGTAAAAGAAGCTGCCACCGATTGCATGAAACGCTGTTTGCGCTTTCAAGGGAATCAGTTTGGTTTGGCATTATACGACAAATCACAGCGCAATGTTGACGAACCGATCAACAAGAAAATTCGCTCCCTTCATAGCTCAATCAAAGACGCACAACACGATGAAGCACGGCAAGAAATCACCGCTTTTTTAGCTGAGAACAAAGCCGCTAAACTTGACGATTTAAGCACGGAGTTAAGTAATAAGTTGTACTGTCAACTGAGGGCAAAGTATGGCACGGTTTGAAAGCGGTATCGAGTTTTGGCATAGAAGGCGGGCAATCGAGCAAATGAAAGAAGCCCTACGCAATACGCCACAACAGCCCAAAAAGGAATCAGCGGGCAAACTTACACCCGAACAATTAAAGACGATTTGGTTAGGGTTACAAGCGCGATATGAAACACCCGAACAAGCCCAAACCAGACGTGATAACTACTATAAATCAAGGTGCGCAATAGCGCAAGCGGGGCTTTGCGTAAGTTCACCCGCTGAAGGGAGCGGCTTTGAAGTTCCGGTCGCTCCCTCCCTTTGAACTGCGATAAGAAAAACACCCTCTCAAATCGAGTATAAACTATACAATTCCTATTTCTAAGGGGGGAATTACAGTTTGTTATTTTGACCGATTTGGGAAGGCAACAGGGCGGTACTAAACCGCACATTTACAAACCATAGCGGGGTATTCATGCGATAAACACGAACAACCGCGCTGCGTAATAATATGTAAAAATCAGCGCGTACAAATCCATCGTTGCTGCAAGAGGGCTGTAATTCGGGAATGCTTTACAGCCCTGCGATGGTGCAAAGATTGAGCCAAATATTCCCAAAAACAACAACAACTAATTAACAAAAAAATATATAAGGAAAATTACAATGAATGCAGAATTAACACAACCAGTAACATTAAACGGATTTAGAAAAAACACAGAACCGACATCGCAGTATGAATATATTTCGCCTGAAATTGCGGCGGAAATGCTAAAAAAGAATATCAAAAATAATCGACCTTTTGCGAGCGGGACGACGTGGAAGAAATACGCGGAGTACATGAAAGCGGGCTTATGGGATGATTACAATGGTGAAACGATTAAAGTGACATCAGATGGACACATTATCGACGGACAAAATAGACTCATGGCTATTATAAAGTCAGGTGTTACCCGGCGGTTCTTAGTAGTGCGAGGGGTAAAAGAGGAGTCGATGCTTAATATCGACATGGGTAAGCCTCGGTCTGCGGGCAATCAACTCCACTTTGCAGGCATACCAAACTCTACCACAGCAGCAGCAGCAGTGCAAACTTATTTCAATTTGAAAAACGGCATTTACTACGCGCTTGCCTCTGTTGCAACAAAGGGGAGCGGGCGCGCCGGCGGTGGGATTGCTTACAACGCAGGTTCACCACAACGCAGATTGCACCCTGAGGAAATTATTGAAATTTACAATAGCAACCCTACAAAGTGGGCTTTCTTTATTTCCCACTTCAGAGTTAAATGCGTAGCTATTGAAACCACATCAAATATTGCGGCGCTTTGGGCATTTTTAAGTGATATAAATGAGGGTGATGCTTTTAATTTTTTCAGTGGATTAGTTTCAGGTTCTGACCTTGCCGAGGGTTCACCTATTCTTGCATTACGGAATCGGCTTATACTTGCTAAAAATTCACGGGCTTATTACCTTACTCCCGGGGAGAGATACTTTGCCTATGTAACGGCGTGGAATGCTTATAGAAAAGGCAAGGAAATCAAATACATATCCATAAAAGCAGAAAAGAACATTAAGCCTATTTAATGAAACTATCAACCATCCTAAACAAACATTCAAAAGCCCTAAAAACCGAAGTGCCGCCGCTATTTCCGAACGCAAAAGAAGTGAACATAGCGGCAATGGACAACGGGGTAATTTACAGCGCAAACGGCAAGCAAAAACAAACTAAATATATTATTAACATTGAAATTATTGAAGAGGTGAAAGCATGAAAATTTGGCAAGCAATAGATAAAGACGGTACGGGGTGGACTTTTGTCGAGAGAAAGCCCGAATTAACGCCCGTAAAAACATGGACAAACCGCTGTGATAGTGTTTTCCCAGGGTTCTTATTCCCTTTACATTCGCACCTAAAACCCCTACAAATCGCTGAAATCACAGTTACCGCAGGTGGCACTTGGAGCTATGAGATTGAGCGGGAAGAGGGGTGGTATTGTGCGAGATGGAAACACGATACCCAACTTACGACTGTGCTATATGAATGCGGGAAATGGATGTGGAACAGTAAACACGGCGTACATGAATCAGATATACTCAAACTTGACATTTCCCCCACCCGCATTCCTGACGAGTGCATAATATGAAAACAGGCATTTACTACACACCCGCCGCCGCTTTATCGCACGATGGTTGCGGCGGTTTTTTATCAACTATTACTAATAATATAACTATGGGAGCGCAAGCATTAAACGGCTGCTATCAAATGGCAGGACTACTTAACAACAGACTAAGCGCTGACGGCTGCGCAACGCACTATGCAGGGAGTGCAGGTGTAAGAGAGGCAAAGCGGCTTTGCCCGGCGGCATACAAACCGGCACGCTATGAAAAGAACGAACACAGACCGATTGCTGAAATGACAAGCGCTGAAATTGCAGAAATGGAACTACGGATAAAAGAGCGCAGGGAGTGGTTAGACAAAATACCAACGCCAACACGCGCAGGGAAAGCATCGAAGAAGGTTACGGCGAAAATTAAAAAATTAGGTGAAAATATACTTGGAAATTTCTTCTCCGAACGTAAGACATTCAACGACCAAGGGTGGTATTCAATCAGTCAATGTGCAAAACTACTGAGTTTAGGTGATTCAACAGTGCGTAATTGGTACGAGAAGGGATTTTTCAAGCAACAGCGGCATTCGGCTTATAAGAAGGCAGTTTATTTCAAAATAGATGATGTGAAAGAAGTAAAAAATCAAGTATACAATATACGTTTTGCGGCATACACAAAGGAGGCAGCATGAAGATTCTGAATTTGTATGCCGGTATCGGAGGGAATAGAAAGCTATGGGAAGATGTAGAAGTTACCGCCGTAGAATATAACCCCGAAATAGCGGCAATATACCAGGAGTATTTCCCGAACGATACTGTGATAGTTGCGGACGCTCACGAATATCTTTTACAGCATTATAAAGAGTTCGATTTTATTTGGGCAAGCCCGCCGTGCCAGACGCACAGTAGAATTAGAATATCACAGAAAAACACGCCTGGATTTATTGCTAAATTTCCAGACGCTAAACTTTGGCAGGAAATAATCTTCTTGAAATATCACGCAGCTTGCCCTTACGTGATTGAAAACGTAATGCCTTACTATAATGTTTTTATCGAGCCAACGATTGAAATTGATAGGCACTTATTTTGGTCAAATTTTGCGATTGAAAAAGTAAGTTTTGGCAAATCGCTACGGATAGAAGACCAGATAATTGGCTCAATTACTCACTATGGATTCAATATAAAAGATACAACTATTCCAGGGAGCCGCAAACAGCAAATACTCCGCAACCTTGTAAACCCCGAAATCGGATTAGCAATACTTGACCAGGTACGAGGCATTAAACGTAAATCAAAACTTAAACAAATATCAATATTGGAGGAAGCAGCATGATTGAAGGACTCACAAAAATCGAACACCCAACATTCGTACTATCCAGATTCGGGCGTATGTGTCCGTTAGCACCGAATGAAGTAGAATGGTTGCTCAGACACAAATCGTGGCACTTAGACAAAGAAGGTGACATCGTAAACAGCCCATTTTTTGACGCGAAAATCACACGGATTGACAGAATAAATAAGTACGCTAATAAAGTTTTTTTGGAGGCAATATGAGCGAAAAAATAAAGATCGGGCAGGTAGTTTATCGAGATAACGGATTGTCGATAGGCGAGCATACGGTGTCAAAGGTCAGTAGAAAATATTTCTACTTGGACATTCCGCGCTCCGAGGATTACCCAATCAGCATAGAGGATTTCACGCACCACGTCCCGAACTACGGTCAAAGAAATTGGAGCATCTACCTAACAAAAGAAGAGATTCACGATAAGCATGAAAAAACGTTCTTGTATGCTGAAATACAAAGAAAGTTTAGACCCCATTTAAATCATTTGAGTAAAGAACAACTACGCGCCATAGCTAAAATCTTAGGCATTGAATATAAGGAGGCAATATGAATGAGCCGTTAAAGGTGCAATTGAGGGAGGCAATATGATAAAAGAACTATACTTAGCAAAAGACCCCGACGGTAAAATTTACGGGTTTCAATCATACCCCGTTTGGGGTGATGAAGACGGTGAAAATTACTGGGTATCTGATGGTACTGAAAACGTATTTTATCCAGACCAACTCCTATTCCTGCTTGGTGACAAAATCAAATCTATTGAAGTAACTGAAAATTTACCTGTTAAAATTATGTTTAACGCGGGGGTAGAATGACACAAATAAACGTAGCAGGGCAAAAATATACGGACGGCATAAATGGGAACATAGATTACCCGCTGTACGATAATCTGAAAAAGCACATCCTTGAAAATGAATATTTGATAGGTAAAGTATGGGTAGAAATTGAGCAGCTGAAAAAGGATGTGGCGTACATCAAAAACAGGTTAAGCCCCGCCGAAAAAGCCGTTGGCAATGGTAACGAAACACCCCCAGCATGGGGATTTTTAACGAAAAAATATACATAGGAGGCAATATGACACACGAATTTTACAAAAACAAGCTAAACAACATCCAGATACAAATTGAACACCTACATGCCGAACGTAAGCAGTTGAAATACGAATACACTGAGGAAAGACGGATTTTGAATCAAGGGCAAAAGGTGATGTACGGTAAGTTTGAATGGGAGTTTACAGGTAATTGCGAGATTGATAAAGATACGGGGAGCGTGCTGTATGAAATTGAATACGACGGACTTACTACGTATGCGATTTTTGAGGATTTGGAGGTGGTGGAATGATAAACGTACAAGACAAGGTAAGAATAAAGGCGTTCCCTGACAAGCAAGAATTTACGGTATTGCGCAAAGGGACTTTACTTGGTGACGTAGGTGATGCTGAAATCTATTATCGGTTATTTATGGATAATGGGTATGTGCTTTCGAGTTTGTATAAAGAAGAGGAATTGGAGGTGGTGGGATGAAAACACACTTAATACCAAGCGAGCAAGTTGTTGAAATAGTTTTACAGGCATTTGAAACGGGCGTACAATGGGCTTCTGTATTCGTTAGGGATGGCACGGAGCTTACCACAGAGGCGAAAGCAGCTTTATCGGCGCAATATAAGAAAGAAGTTGTTACACGGCTTAAAAAGGCAGGCAAACTATGACCCCCAAACCCAAACCCCGCCACGATGACGACTACGAACGCGAGGAACGGATTGCAATAAAGATGGATTCGCACATTCCCGAATCGGACGCTATACGGCAGGCAGATGAAGAGATGAAGAGAATATTTGAGCTTTTTTAATGGGTTTTATATCACGTGTTTATACATTTTTTTGTTTGGTAAAGTGAGGAAAATATGTTATTTTTGCGTTATCAAAACTATGCCGGCAGCCCTTTAGCCGTTAATGCGAATAGCATAAAAGGGTTTTTCGTTTCTACATATAAGAATATTATTGTCGGCAAAGCCGACGGTTTTACACAAGAAGCGTTGCATCGTGAGGTGCAACGGGGGTGCATAGCCCTTGACATATCTTGTAGTATAGCCGTCGGCTTTGTCGTTTTAGGGAGTTACCACAATGCCTAATATCACTATCTATCGGACTTACAATGAAGTCACAAATGGGTTTTCGCGGGATGTTGCCTATGTATTCGATAGAATCGCAAATGGCAAAAGCGCAGAACTAATATCACAGATTAGGACTTCGAATAGTAAAGACGAACGCACGGCATTGAAGAAAAAACTACCGGCAATCAATTTTCAAGGGACATTTAAGGAACGGAACGCGAAAGGATTGCAGGAATTTTCAGGATTGATGCCGTTGGATTACGACAATTTCCCAAACGAAGAAGAATTAGCAGCGACACGGGCAAAACTTATGAAAGACCCGTACACATACGCGCTATTCACAAGCCCAAGCGGCAACGGATTGAAGGTAATTGTTAAAGTGCCAGAAGACGGCGCGAAAAACTACAAGGGTTACTTTGATTCATTGAAGGAATACTACAATAACCCTTACTTTGACGTATCATGTTCGGATGTTTCGCGGCTTTGTTTTGAGAGCTACGACCCCGAACTTTATGTAAATGATTCTGCTTTGGTATATACAGAATCTATTGAGCCAGAATACACGGAATTGGGTACATCTACCCCAATATTCGCGATAACGTCGGATAATCGTATTATCCAGAATTTACTCACATGGTGGCGTAAACGGTACACGCAAGGACGCGGTACAAGAAACACGAATTTGTTTAAACTTGCAATGGCTTTGAATGCCTTTGGTGTGTCACAAAGGGAGGCATTGAACACATTGCTTGAGTTTGTCGAAGTTGATTTCACACCCGACGAAATTACTTCGATTTGTGCATCGGCATACAAGAAAACCGAGGTGTTCGGAACGCGGTTTTTTGAAGATGCGGAAACGAAGTTCAGAGTTGAAAAGCAAATCAGAGTTGGCAAGCAGACTAAGGATATTGCAAAGATTATTCCAGACGTGACAGAGGCGCAAATTGAGCAAGCCGCCGAACAAATACGGGATAATCAGAATGTTGAAGACTTTTGGTATTTCGACACAAACGGAAATATTCGGCTCTCACCACATAAATACAAATTTTGGTTAGAGCATAATAAATTTTCCAAGTTCTTTCCGACCGAAAGCAAGACATACACCTTTATTCAGGTGAACGAGGCGGTAGTTGAAGAAACCAATGAAAAACGGATTAAGGATTATGTACTTGATGTATTGCTGCGTAATGATTCGGGGTACAAGCCCTATGATTTTATGGCAAGCTCAAGTAAGTATTTCACACCCGATTTTCTTTCAATGCTTAATTCTGCTGATATTAAAATCGAAGAAGATACTCAAGACGCGTGTTACCTTTATTTTCGGAATTGTGTCGTAAAGATAACCGCTGATAATATCGAGCAGATAGATTACATTAACCTTGAGGGCAAGGTATGGAAAAACCAAATCATTGATAGGGATTACATACCTTGCGACCATCACGGCGCAGAATACAGAACTTTCATCTGGCATATTGCAGGGCAAGATGAAAAACGCTACAAGACGTTTCAATCAGTAATCGGCTATTTACTACACAGCTACAAAACAAGTGCCAATAATCGGGCTGTTATCCTTAATGACAGCGTTATCAGCGAAAACCCAAACGGTGGTAGCGGTAAAGGGATATTCTGTGAGGCATTGAAAAAGCTGAAAAAAGTTTCAAGTATTGACGGCAAAACATTCGACTTCAATAAATCATTTCCCTACCAGACAGTTTCAACGGACTGCCAACTACTTCTATTTGACGATGTGAAACGCAACTTTGAATTTGAGCGGCTTTTCTCTCTTATTACTGAGGGAATCACCATCGAATACAAAGGGCAGGACGCAATCAAATTACCCGTTCAAAGAAGCCCGAAAATAATCATTTCCACTAATTATACAATCGGTGGTGTTGGCGGGAGCTTTGAACGGCGAAAATTTGAAGTGGAGTTTTCGGACTTCTTCAATCACAAGCATACGCCGGAAATGTTTTTCGGTCACTTGCTTTTTGATGGATGGAATGAAACCGAATGGGCAAAGTTTGACGCTTATATGATGCAATGTTCGCAGATATACTTACGATACGGATTGATGAAATCGGACTTTACCAACATCGAAACACGAAAATTCATTAAACAAACCTCACATGATTTCTGGCTTTGGACACAAAATCACGATGTTATTCAGTTCAACAACAGAATATCAAAAGCAGAACCTTATAACGCTTTTCTTGAAGATTTCCAAGATTATAAGAAATGGCTTAGACATAATACATTTATGAAGTGGATTCAGGAATATGCGAATTTCTACGGTTTTGAATATAAAGAGGGCAGACATGGGATTATCGGGCGGTATTTCGTGCTACTGAAAAAGGGCGAATTACTACCCGAATCCGAACTGGAAGAAACGCTGTTTTGATGCTTGTGTCGCTTGTGACACACAAAATGACCAAAAATTCTAAAAATATAGTATTTCTATTTTTCAGGTTTTTCAAAAAATTTGCCGAAAAGTGCGACACAAGCGACACAGAATATAAAAATATAATAGTTACACCGATATTTTGCGACACAGGAGCGACACAGAGAAGCCCGAAAGCGTCACAAAATACAGACTAAAAACCAAAATTAGATTTTTCAACAACAGCCGCCGCGCGTTTTGTGTCGCAAAACGGGGTAAAGTTAACCGTTTTGTGACGCACTTGTGACGCAGTGCGACACAAAAACTACACACTATGGAATGGGAATTACAGGCAAAATGTTTTGATTGGTTCGTTAGAGAATACCCCGCTCACAGAAAATTACTTTGCTATAATCACAACAATAGCAGTAATCAACTGGAGGGCTTCAGAAATAAAAAAATCGGTCTTCAGCGCGGGCGTTCCGACTTGGTTTTATACTTCGATTCAAAAGCGATAATGATTGAGATTAAGACAAGGAGAGGAATCCAATCGGCAGCGCAGGAAGATTGGCAGTTAGCGGTAGAGATTCAGGGCTTTGAATATTTTATCGTACGGAGTTTAAGAGAATTTCAAACAATCATAAATAATACAATAAATGGAATACATACAGCCGAAGCGGATACCAGATTGCACGATAAAAAAGCCGCTTGAACGAATAAAAGAGCTTTCGGCGGTAATCAGTGCTACTGACGATGAAACGGTGCTAAGAAACAGCGTAGGGCTGCTTAGAATCGAAATAACAAGGTATGATAAAGAACTATTTAATGGAGAATTACCATTTTGAAAAATTACATAATAACCAACGATGAACACGGCTACCCGATAAAGGTAGCCGTGAAAAAACCAAAGGCAAAAAATTCTGAGGCATCCATCCAAAAGCAAATTGCGGAGGTGTTTGTAAGAAACGGGTGGGAAGTAGTTCGTTATAATTCGGGTGTTATGCAGGGTGATGGACGCTATGTTGTTTTTTGCTCAAATATCACGACGGGACTAAATTCGGGGCATCCTGACCTGATATGTTTCAAAGATTTAAAAGCCGTCAGGATTGAAGTAAAAGCGGAAGGCGGTAAGTTATCGGCTAACCAGATTAAATACGCCCTATCTGGCGTGAAATATGGTAACCCCGTGATTGTATTGAGAAGCAAAGACGATGCAATAAGATTCATCGGGATAATGGAGCAATACGGCTTGGAAATGGCAGTCCATAACTTTTACAGGGATTTAAAAGCATCTTTACCGAAAACAGCATAACCAACAACTGGCAATAAACAATTTTAAACAACTAACGGAGGCAGTGTGAAAACGATATTTAGAAAATTGATGTGCGCACTATTCAATCATAAATATATGATGGATATTTATTTTGATAGAAATGTGCAAAAAATAAAGTGCAGTAGATGTGGTAAGAAATTCGGGATTAATCATTCTGTGAAAGCAGTAATTGAATGGGACGCAGATTTAGAAAATGACATGAGGTTGATTTACCCGGAATTTTACAACTAACTAACACAATTTTAAACAACTAACTAACGGAGGTATTTATGAGTGGTGGCAGTTACAACTATCTGTGCTATAAAGAAGGCATTGATATATTCGAGCGCAGAGAAGAATTAAAATCTATGCGGGATAGACTTGTCGAATTGGGTTATTTAGACGCGGCAAAAGAAACCGAGAGCGTATTGCTTGTGATGGATTCTTTTGAAGTGAGATTACAGGCAAGGTTAGAAAGAATGCGGGATGTTTGGCAAGCTGTGGAGTGGTGGGATAATGGTGACTCGGGCAGGGATGATGTAGAAAACGCCATTGAAAAATATAGAGAATTATAAATAACTAACAACTAACTAACGGGGTGAAAGATGAAAAAATTGATTGAAAAATTAGAATCGGCGATTGAAGAAGATGCGTTCTTAGACTTTTATGATGCTATCGAAATCGTCAAATCTCACGACCCTTGGCAATCCATTTACGAACACGGATTACCAGAACCCGACAAGCTACTATGGTTTTTATGCCGTGACGGTGGTGTGTTTTTGGGGTATTATGCAAGCTATATCGAAGATGGTTTTACGCATTACCTTTGGTCGGTGCTAGACGGCATGATTTACCGCGAAGGGAATGAAATTGTCGCGGAAAGTGTGTTCGATGATGATTACGACGTGACGCATTACAGATATATTCCTACTGATTTACCAGAGGTGCAGCCATGAACGCACAAGAAACCAAAGCCCTAACCGCTTGCCTTAAAGACACAACCATAAAATACCTAACCACACTCGAGCAGAAAAGGCAAATTGAGCAGGATAGGGACGTATTAGCAAGCAAAGCACTAAACATGGCAAATTGCTACGCGAAACTATCGGATATTCACGCAAGATTACTGATAGAATACGCAAAGTTACAAGTACAGATTATTGAATTAACTAACTTAAATTATAGGATTTTTAGTAATAATTAGGAGGATGTATGAGAACAACAGTCGAAGTAATTACGTGTGATAATTGCAATCGTTTTATAGTTCAGAATATGCTTCAAATTGCAATTCAAGTTTACAAAGGGAAAGACTTTTGCGATGGTAAGTGTGTAGCTGAATATATAGATAGGGAGGCAGCAAATGACAAATGAAACCATTGTAAGAATGTACCCGCGCCCTGACACTAAAAACATGGAACGCGCACTCGACCTTGCCCGCGCCGATGAACGGGAGAAATGGAAAGGGCATTTACTTAATTCGGTATTAACAGATGCAGAGTTTGAAGAATACACAGGTAGCAAACGGGAGAAAATGCAAGGTGTGGATGTATGGGTGAGTGTGGACGAAGATGGTACTACCAAATTATCAGAATCAGAATTAGAGTTTTTCGAGCGTGAAAAATGGGGTATGTTCAAATATCCCGAACGAGGTTTTTGCGTCGCATTGCCGCATCAATTTGGGGAATTTCTAAAAGTCGAGGAAGGCGAATGTGCCAAGTTTCGGATAGTGAGGCAACCATGACAACAGAGGAATTATACTTACAACAAATAAGAGATGGAATCCACAGATTGTACATGATGCTTGTACTTATCACGTGTGAACTATTTTATATGCTATTATGGAAATAACAAATGACAATCCAAACAAAATACGAAATCGGTCAAACGGTGACCTTGCCCGATAACAGCCGAGAAGTGATTGATACGATGGAAATTTCAGTTTCTAAGGAGACCGATAACCCTATCATTAAATATTCATTTGAGGATTACTTTGATTATGTTTATGAAGAGGAGTTGCAACCATGAGCCTAATCCTCGACTACAACACCCTAAACAGCACACTCACACCCGAGCAAAATGCAATCAATCTTGAAGTGATTGCTGAGATAATCCGAAACAACCAAAAACGTAGCATAGGACTGACATTAACTAACGATTTACTAACTAATGAATGAGATATGATATGGAAATCAAAGGAATTATAAGCATTGGCGAAATGCAGTATGTTACTTGCTGTACACAAGTACAGGATTTGTTAATCGGTGGTGTATCGCTTTACGATTCGCTCGAAAAGCTATTTAACCAAGACGCACAAGATTACTACGAACACGACAAGCAAAGCCCAAGTTATGCCGTTAGATATGTTATATTAGATGAAGCACCAACTCACGATGTATCATTTGAACACGAAAGCGCATTAACTATAACTAATATGCTTTATGCGTCGCACGTAAACGGGTGTTATTCGGAATGGACTTGTGGTTACGGTGGATTTGATTACGTTTTAGGTAATGGTTTTGGTTCTTACGGACATTCTATTTTCGATGAATTGAAAAACTCTATCGGAAAATATATTCATTTTAAAATATAGGAGAGAATAAATGCAAATCGAAGAATACCTACAAGGCGTACAATACGATGAAAACTTAGGCGCGATAGTAGTGGAGCGGGCAGGCTATGGAACGCAAAACGTGGCAGATATACGCGGCTATGGCTATCTTGAGAAAATAGCGAAACTGCCAAACGTGAATGAATTTCAGGATAACGTAGGAATATTTATTGTGCAATCTGTTAAAGAGAAGATTGAAAGGGAAACCCATGCCTGACCTAACAAAATGCACCAACGCCCGCTGCGTCGCGAAATCTGAATGTTACCGATTTACAAGCCCGCCAAGTGACGCGAATCAAAGTTATGATATATTCGTGCCGGATGTGAACGTGCGTGATGGTTTTTCTTGTGATATGTTTATGGAGGTGAGGGGATGAAAAATGAACAAATAATCGCTATGGACTTTTACGACTTTTGCGGTGTTGCTTCAATAGGTATGACCGACTCAGATAAAATAGAATGGTATTTAGACGCCATTGTAAATGCAGAAAATTTTGCCAACCAACAACCAACAATTAAAGGATGCAATATAATGACAATAGAAACAAAACTAAACGAGCTTTCTACAATTATACACGAAGGCAACAAAGAGCGGGGATTTGATGTATCGAAGGCAAATATAGGGCAAACATTAATGCTAATCGTTTCGGAGTTATCCGAGGCATTAGAAGCAGACAGGAAAGGCAGCCGCAACAGATTAGACGCTTTTAAGACTTCGATGTATTACGCTAGGCTTTCTAATGATGATTTTGATACTGAAAACGAAAACTGTGCGTGGATAAAAAACAGATTTGAAACAACCATTAAAGATACTTTTGAGGATGAAATAGCAGACACTGTGATTCGGCTGCTTGACTTGTGTGGTGGATTAAATATCGACATTGAAAGTCACATCGACTTGAAGCTACGGTACAACGCAACACGACCATATAAACACAACAAGGAATATTGATACAAGGAAGCACACCCCCAAGCCCTTCTCGGAGGGCTTTTTTATTGTCAAGAATCACAAAAACCGTCACCCGTCACCACACCTACCAGACAACAATTTACCCGCAAAAACATCCTTCAAAAAAATATTTTTGTAATCCGCGCTATTCTTTACAAATTTTTCTTGCTTTTGCAAAAAACATTGTGTAAGTTTGCGGCGTGAACTAACCACTCACCATGCAACCTCCGTAGGGCTGTTTAAAACCGGCAGCCCTATTTTACCAACGAAGGGAAGTAAATTGCTGAACAAATACCGTGACGGAGGGAATAGAAACCCGAAATACCGATTAAGCGATGAAGTTGCTACTTTTCTAAAAGATGCTCAAACTTTCGGCATTGACAAGCTAAAAGAGGTAATTAACAGAGGTAACGAAGAAAAAGAATTACCATTCTTTCTGAGTATCGAAGACGGTGAAAATGAACTATCAGAACCACTGATATTAGATTTTCCCAGAACATTGGTTCTATCAGATATTCACTTAGGTTTTCACGATAGAACGGCATTAGAAGCGGCGATAAACTACGGCAGGAAGAACAAAGCGGATTGCATCATACTGAACGGTGACATTCTTGATATGTACCAACTATCAAGATTCGACAAAACACCAAACAAGGGCGCAATAGTATCGGAAATCAAACTTGCAAGGGAGTTTTTCAAGATACTGAGAGAAGTTTTTCCGTCCGCTGAAATCTACTTCAAAAAAGGCAACCACGAGGAACGATTTACTAAGTATTTCGCGGCGAATGCAAAAGAGTTTTACGGATTTGATGACTTCTTACTTGAAAAGATTATCCATTGCGATAAGTTCAATATAAGAACAATAGAAGACAGACAGTTAGTAAGTTTAGGCAAGTTGAATATTTATCATGGTCACGAAATAGGCGGCGGCGGTGTTCACGTGGCAGCCGGATTAGTGACAAAAACCAACGCAAATATTCTATGCGGACATTGGCACAAAACGCAGACATACACCAAAACACGATTAAACGAACAGCCGATTGCAGGATTTGCCGCTGGTTGTTTATGCAAGCTCAATCCGTACTACCTGCCAAATAATCAATGGAATCATGGTTTTGCTTTCGTAGATACGGCAACGGATGGAACATTCCACGTTCACAACAAACGAATAATAAACGGACAGGCGGTATAATGGATTCACCACAACCAACAGGGCATAACCTATTAGACAGTGTTATATTTACTTCTTTCTTTTTGGGCTTGTTTTCTTTCTTAGCAGAATACAGTAAAGAATTAGTTGGATTCTCAGCATTGATTACCATTATACTTGGATTATACCGAATATACCGAATCATAAAAAATATTCTTAACCATAGTAAAGACGTAGAATGAGCAAGGCGGAGATAGATGAAGCATTTAAAGATGAGTTATTTATAAAAAATGTTTGTTTCAGCTACGACCACAGTTACGGGCTTAGAAATGAAGAACAAAAAGCCAACATCCAATTTGAGTGTAAAGAATGGATGCGAGCCATAGCCAACAACTGGGAATACAGAAAACTAAGATTAGACCCTGATAACAGAATCACCCTTAATACAGCAATTTTATGACTACTACCACACTACAAAACCTTGCCACACTTGCAATTGGCTTTCTTGGCTACTTAGCAGACTATCTTTTAACCGCTCCCGAATCATTCCTAAATTGGAAATCGTTTGGCGTGGCAGTAGGTACTTCTTTGCTTGCTTATTTGCGTAAATATTTGCCTAAGAAAGCTAATGAGTAAAATCATTGAAATAGCATTAAAAGAGGTAGGGACATCGGAAAACCCGCCGAACTCAAATAAAACCAAATACGGTAAATGGTTTGGCTTGGATGGTGTTTTGTGGTGCGCTCAATTCGTTTCATGGTGTTACAACCAAGCGGGGCAACCACTGCCAAACATTGGATTCCCTAAAGGATTCGCAGGATGCCAAACAGCCCACGTTTATTTCAAGAAAAAAGGATGGATTACCGACAAACCCGTTGCAGGTGACATTGTGCTTTTCGATTGGAATAATGACGGACGGCATGACCATACGGGACTATTTGTAGAGTGGTTAAGAGATGGTGTATTTACATCCATCGAAGGTAACACTTCAATGAATAATGATTCAAACGGCGGTAATGTGATGGTAAGAACCCGCCAAAAATCCAGAGCAATATTTGTACACGTACCATGATAGTATTAAACGGAAATAGCGCAACAGTAACAATACAGCTCACTAAAGGCAGTACGTTTACTTTGCCGTTTGTAAGACCGTCAGGTAGCACATTTCCTGCTTTTACAGACCGTACTTGGACATTTACGATATTCACACAAGCGGACGGCGAATCATTCGCTACGGGTACTGTAACGGTAACGGATGCTGATAATATGAGTGTGGTAGTAACAGCTGCCGCGACGGCAACGCTGGAATGGAATAATACGAAATACGGATATAATCTCAAGGGAACATCGGGCGCGGTTGTTGACATACCAATAAAGGGTAGCGTGGTAGTCCACAGAGCGGACGGGTAACGTGGAAACAATAACCCTACAGCCAAATGAAATAGAATTAACAGTAACGCCACAAGAAACGCTTTTAACGGCTCAAACCACCATCAATGCGGTAACGGTGTCACCAAGTGTACCAAGTGTTACCGCAGAGCCACAAAACGCGGCAGTGAATGTGCAGCCGAATGAAGTTAGCTTAAATGTGTTGACGGGCGCAAATATCACGAATAATTATGGCAGTGATACCGTAGCGGTAACAGCCGCCGAAAACCTTGGAGGGCATAGGATAGTAACGGTAGAAGGTTATTATGCAAGCAAGGACACGGCAACGGACAAAAACAAAGTATTAGGCATGACTACGGGCGCGGCAAGTATCGGCAGTGAGGCAACGGTACAAGTTTCGGGATTTATCGAAGAAAGTAGTTGGAATTGGAATGTTGATTTACCTGTATTCCTAAGCACCGACGGGCAACTGACACAATCGGCAATTACAAGCGGCTTTTCACTGATAGTAGGCAAACCAAGAACAGCAACTAATATGTTTATTAGCATTTCAGAACCTATAATTTTAATCTAAAATGGCAGCGAAAAAATATCTTAAAAATAACGCGGGGAATGCAGTCGAGGAATCGTCAATAGACACAAGCGCAGGCGCAGGGGACGCGGGAAAAATCGTAGCGGTTAATTCTAACGGCGTACTTGACCATTCCATTACAAACGCGATTACCACAACAACGGGTGCAAGTGATACGGGTAAGTTGGTCGCTACAGATGCGGCGGGGCTTATCGCTCTCGAATTTATGCCTGTTGGTGTCGGACCGGATACCGCTCCGATTACTGCAAGTGAATCACTGACGGCGGGTGACTTTGTGAATATTCATATTTCAAGTGGTATCAAAGTACGTAAAGCAGATGCTACGACGGCAGGTAAAGAAGCGGACGGATTTGTCCTTTCGAGTGTGTCGAGTTCGGCAACTGCAACGGTATATTTTCGCGGCTCAAATACAGCCGTTTCGGGATTAACAGCGGGGACGGAATACGTTTTGTCCACAACGGCGGGCGGTGTTGTAGCTGTAGCAAGTGCGCCGTCAGGTTCGGGTAATGTGAATCAGCGATTAGGCAAAGCGTCATCGTCAACAGTGTTAAATTTCCAACGTGGAATGCCTATAACATTGGTATAATATGGCAGACAAAAAACCGCTTGTAAATAGTGCAGGAAATGCCGTAGAGATTGCAACGGGCGATACTATCCCCATTGCCAACGGCGGTACAGGCGCAACGACCAAAGGTGACGCACTAAACGCATTATTACCGTCACAAACAGGCAATTCAGGTGAATTTCTTACGACCAACGGGACGGACGCAAGTTGGAGCGCAATTTCTTTGCCGAGTAGTTTTGTAGGTAAATCAACAGCGATTTACAAGGGTAGCGATGAAAGTGTTACAAGCTCAACAACACTACAAAACGATAATGATTTTTCGTTTTCGATAGCGGCAAGCGAGGTCTGGAGAGGTTCGATTTTTCTTGATATAAGTGCAGGCGGTTCGGGCGGTTTTAAATGTGACTTTACCGTTCCATCGGGCGCAAGTGGCAGTATGGCGATGGTGAGTTCAATGGCAGGTATAAACATTGCGAATGTATCGGTAACAACGGGCGGCGGCTTTACGACCGCTATAACAGCGGCGCGGGGTTTGGTTCTGAATTTCACCATAACAAATAGCACCAACGCGGGCACTGTGCAGTTTCGGTTTGCTCAAAATGCGAGTAACGGGACGGCAACCACAATACGGGCAGGTTCGTTAATGATTGCAGTAAGGACGGCATAATATGATAATAGTGGAATACACCGAAAGCGCAGATTTTCATGAGTTTTTATTCGATAACGGCGCAACGTGCAATATAGGCAAGCAATCCGAAAGCAATCCTGACGGCGTGGCGAATTATGATGCAGCTATTGAAGTTTTGATAATGAATTTTCCTGATTTGGTAATATGATACAAATAGAAGATGCAATAGAATGTTTTGGTGACGAACTACCAAGCATGAGAGTAACCGAAAAGGACGTATTGCAAGCGATACCCAAAGGTATTTCTTTTGACGACGCACAAGCAAAACTTGTGGGCTTATGTGAGAAGCTAAAACAATGATAAAGCATTACATCATAGCAGGCATAATCGGCGCGGTAATCACGTTTGTATCGTTGCGGTGCAGTAGTGAGAAGCCAACACCAACAACATCAGAAATACAGTATAAAGATACTACTATCTATGTTCATGACACTGTGTTTAAAGGTGAGGGTAAAGGTTCGTTAAAATACACATACAGCGGCATGATACACGATACCATATTAGAGCGGATGTATATCACAACACCGAGCGGTGATACCGTGCAATCGTTCACCGCCACACTGGACACAATCCAAAATAACGATACTTTACATCTTGAGTATAATTACCCTTCATCAATGTTTCGTTATCAGTTAAATAGAGCGCCGATACAAGTCAAATACACAAATACAGTCACGACAAATACCGTTGAAATACGCCCCGAGTGGTACGAACACCCGCTTTTTGTGTCAGGTACTACAGCGGCGGTATTGGTGGGGATTTTTGCGGCAATTAGATGAAATATGCAGAACGAAAAACTTACAAAACTTACACGCAAGGAAGCTATGCTGGAGGCGTTGGAATTAACGCTCGGCATTGTTACAGATGCTTGTAAAATCATAGGGATAGCTCGGCAGACTCATTATGATTGGATGGCGAATGATGAAGATTACAAAAAATCAGTAGAATCTATCTTAGAAATATCGCTCGATTTTGTCGAATCTAAGCTATTTGAAACGATACGCGGGGTAGAATTACCTGAGGATAAAATTTTCTGTTTTGAGGGTTCGCCTGTTATAGTACCAACAACCAAACGTTACCCTCCATCGGACGCAAATATCCGATGGTATCTGGATAGAAAAGGGCGTAAACGTGGATATATAGCAGAACCGCAAAAAGCACCTGAGAGCGAAAACAATGAATCTACAGACGCAGAGACAATTAAAGCGATGGTTTCCTCTACCTACGGCGGCGCTTTACCACCCGCAGAGAGTAAGTTGGTGGACGAGTGAAAAGAAGCACAACGTTGTGGCGGCTGGAAGACGTTCTTACAAAACTGAAACAGCCAAACGGAAATTGTCCTTACGTGCTTTGGCAACTACGGGAAATTTCTTTTACGCCGCTCCAACGCAAGGGCAAGCTAAAAAAATAGCGTGGCAGGATTTGAAGGATTTGACGAAAATCTACCATGCAAAGACGCCGAATGAATCCGATCTGATTATCACACTGAAAACAGGTAGCACGATTCATTGTTTAGGGATGGATGCACCGGCGAGGATTGAAGGGCAATTATGGCACGGCGGTATTCTGGACGAATACGCCAACATGAAGAAAGAAGTTTGGAGTAGTCACGTACAGCCCGTTACAGCGGATACAGGCGCATGGGTGGACTTTATAGGCGTTCCTGAGGGTTTGAATCACTATTACGAATTAGCCAAATACGCGCAATCGGGTGTTGATAATGATTGGGCATTCTACACATGGAAGAGCGCAGATGTGTTACCCGAGAGCGTGATATTCGCAGCTAAAAGACAGTTAGATGAAAAGACGTTTTTACAGGAATATGAGGCAAGTTTTGAGGGTTCGGGCGTTACAGCTTACTACTGTTTTTCACCTGAAAACATCGTAAAACAGGATTTTGACCGAACCGCGAAAACCGTAATGTGCTGGGATTTTAATGCAAGCGCGAAAAAGCCGATGAGTACGGGCTTGATTCAGGAAATAAACGGGAAATGGTATCTAACAAAAGAATTTGCATACAAAAACAGTAACACAGATGAGCAATGCCGCAAAGTTAAAGAGTTCTTCGATGAGGTCGGATTTGTTGGAGTTTTGGAGATTACAGGCGATTACTCGGGACACAGAAAGGAAAGCAATGCGAGCCGTTCTGATTACGCTATTATCGAGCATTATTTTCGTAATTATTCCAACTTTGTCATTAACACGCGCCCGACGCTTTCCGTTAAAGACCGAGTCGCCTCTCTCAATGCTAAATTCAGAAATATGCTTGGTGAAAGAGGGCTTTTCATAGACAGCCGATGCGTTAAATTCATTGAAGATTTACAGCAAACAAGATGGAAAGAATCAGGTATAGCATTAGACGATACAGACCCCGAAAGAACGCACTTATCGGACGCATTGAGCTACTTTACACACTATTATTATCGTATCGGTGCTGAGTCGATGCAAACGAGTTAAATATGGCAACTATCACATTCTCGAATCCTGACCACGTTCGCGCTTTTTCCGCATCATTCACGGCAATATGGGGCATGACCCCGCTATCCGACGAAGTGAATAATTTGGCGTATTTCCGTGCTATGACGTGCTTTCTTGGCACAGAAGAAACGGACATTGCAGACAGGCGCAAACTTGTTTATAGTTACCTCCAAAATGACTTTGGCAGTAGTGAGCAAACCGATACCATAAATCAGCTGTATAATATTTTGCCAGTAGAGGAGAGCGTCAACCGTGTATTGCGGAATCTTTGCACATTATACAATGAAGCACCACAACGGAAATTCGACAGTGATAAAATCAATGAAGTTTATGATGAATCAGGTATAAATTCCGCGCTATTACAAGCTCACAGAATGGCGAAATTCTGTAATTCGGCGTTAGTTATGCCGTCCGTTCGGGATGGTAAAATAGAGTTCGATATTTACCCACCGGATTTGTTTCGGGTGATTACAGATAGTAAGGACTATAAGAAAATACTCGAATTGTGGATTCCTATTTCCACAGTTGACAGTAACGGAGATATTACCTATTCATTCAAGATTTGGACAGATGAATGGTATCGAACGGCGAACATTGACGGGCGAATACTGACGGAAGAACCGAACCGTTACGGGCGTATTCCAGCCGCTGTTTTACAGTTCAATCAATCACGGACGAATTACTATGGCGGTGGATTATGGGAGCTGGTACTTGCCACACTTGACGATAATAAACTGTGCTTTTTGGTGAATAATGATGTTGTTTATAGTTCGTTTTCTATTTGGGTAGCAACGAACTTTGACGCGAAAACAGACCTTCGATTAGCACCGAACAAACTTTTACGGATTACAGGCGCAAAACAAGGTGAGGGCGAATCAGTGCCTGCGCAGATTGAATCCATTAGCGGACAAGGTTCTTTTGCTCAAATAGAAGAATTACGGGATTCACGGCAACGGAGAGCATTGCGCAAACTTGGCTTACCTGAGAGCTTGGTAAGCAGTAATCCGGGTTTGGCGGCAAGTGGCGTATCGATGCAAGTTGACCGCTTAGAACTGTCAGAACGGCGCAAAGAAGACATTGCAGTTATGAGTAAATTCGAGCGTGATTTTTACCCTATTATTGCGGCGGTAGTGAACAAAGACCTTGGCTCAGGTTTGCCCGAAACATCGACCGTTGGCATTGATTACGTAGAACAAAGCGAATACATCGACCCCGCTATCAAAGCCGAAACGATTGAATCACAGTTCCAAAAAGGTGTTATCGGCGCAAAGGATTATTTGGCGAATTTCACCAAAAATGAATTGATTACCAATGACGAACAAGCGATTGAATACATGGCAAAGAATCTTACATTACTACAGAAATTAAAACCAACAACGGAGCAACCAAATGGGGAAAACAACCAAGCTCAATCGAGCGGAAGCAGCCCTGAGACTGTGCAAAGCGCAGTTTGAGGCAATGTTAGTCGATGGCACTAAACGGCTCGAAATGATTGAAATGGCGAAAATGGGAATCACTTTTTGCGAGGTAAACAATGACACCATCGGAACGGAAGACGAAATTTCGGAACAGGGTGAGGGCGGCACTTTACCTGCTGAATGTTGACAGTGAACAGTTTAAAAAAATAGCAGAAATACTCGGTATAAAACCCGAATAGCCACAGCACAGAATCTAATTCACAGCACAGGCGCAATAACTCTCAAGTGAGGGGATTGCGCCTTTTTTATTTTTTATCGAAAGAAGCAAATGGCAGACAGTACAACCGATGCAAGTGCATCAGACGCGGCAAGTGCCACAACCACGCAAGACAGCAATGTTGTTGAATTGCAAAAAGAGTTAGAAAGAGCCAAAGCAGAGCGCAAAAAGGCGAATGAAGAGGCGGCGGCGTATCGCTTGAAAGAAAAAGAACGGCTTGAGAAAGAGCAGTTAGAGCAAGGCAAAACGACCGAACTCACTATTGCACTTCAAAAAGAACGTGACGAATTAGCGGCTAAAATAGCGGCATTAGAAGCAAGCGAAAAGGACAAAACCGAAAAGCTCACCGCTATCGAAACAGCCCGAAAGAACGAATTGCTTTCCAAATTACCAGCCGAAAAACGCGCAGCTTATGAGGGCTTTGATTTGACAGTATTGGAACAGATTACCAAGGATTTTGCGGGTGCAGCACCATCGGGAAATTCGCAAGGTAACGAACGCGGCGCGGCGGGTGCGAGCAATGGAGCTTTTCAGGTTTTATCACCTGAAGCAGCCCTTGAATTGAAACGCACAAACCCCGCTGCATACCACAAGTATTTAGAAGAATTTTTAAAATAATAAGGACTTAGACAATGGCTATAAATTTTGTGCCGGAATATTTCGAGGATTTGGTAGTACGCCAAATGCCACAGTATGGGAGTTTGTTTTCAAATGGATTGGTATTCACAGACCCATCACCTGAATTTCAAAAAGGCGGTAATTTTCTCAAATCCCGTTACTTAAACTCCCTTTCGTTTATGGGTGACGATAACATCCGCGCTTCGAGTGGTGACATTACCGCCAAAACCCTCTCGTATGGTGAGGCAACGGGCGTAATATGCCGTCGGTATGATGCAATTACACAAACCGATTTGGATGTGCTTGTTTCAGGCGTGGATGGTATCAAAGAACTTACCCCGCAAATCGCAGAATCAGCGACAAAAGCGATTGAAATTCGCTACGCTTCGATTCTCAATGGGCTTTTCCGCAATGACGGAGCTTTACAAGCTACGCACGAATACAATTATACAGGGCTTGGTACAGGCGGTAAAATGGATTCGAGTACTATCATTGTAGGGCAGGCATTAATGGGCAAAGACAGCGCAAAACTCGACAAACTCATAGTACACTCTAACGTGTATGTGAACCTTGTTTTGCTTGGCTTGGTAACGTTTGCAAATACTACGGTAGCGCAGACAGTAGCAACGACGGGACAAGTGCCAAATGTACTCGGCAAGCGTGTAATTATCGACGATAACCTTTGCGCGGGCATAAACACAACCGCAACAGGTACAGCGGTGCTTTCGAGCGATACCGTCGGTTCTGTGACGATTACCAACAACGGCGGGTACTACCTGACAGCGCCAACGGTGACCTTCTCAGGTGGTGGCGGTTCGGGTGCAGCGGGAACGGCGGTAATTGAAAACGGTGAGGTGGTATCTATCACTATCACGAACGCGGGAAGTTCTTACGAAACCGTTCCAACGGTGACAATCGCAGCACCTGCTTCGACAATCTATCCATCGTATTTAATGGGTGGCAGACCGTTCTACTTTGCACAACAACGCGATATGGGTATGAAGTTAATTGAGAACTTAACCGCTCAAAACATCACACAAACTCTCCGCTGGAATCAGGATTATTGCCCTCACGTTATTAACACCAACTACACGGGTAGCGCCAATCCAACGAACGCAGTACTTGAAACAGCTTCGAGCTGGACAAACATCGCGGCAAACGTTTCGGATATTCCTATTGTTAGACTTTTGAACAAAATCTAATGAAAGCGACGCAAAAGCAAGTTGCTGATAAAATCGGAGTTAGCCAATCGACCGTATCGCGTCGGTTGGCTAACAATGATGCGAAAGTATTGCTTGAAAAGGTCGTAATTCAGGTAAAAAATAACACTCATAAGGACGCTGATAATGGGACGAAATAAGAAAACAGTAGTCGAGACCGTGCAGGAAGTCGAGCAAGAAATTGAAGTAGTCGAGACCGTGCAGGAACGTACATTTTTGACCGCACGCCCGAACTCTCAAGGGTTTTCGGTGAACGGCGCAATGCACTATTTCCAAGACGGCAGAATTACAACAAACAATCCTGACGTTATCGAATATCTTGTAAACAACGGATTCAGTGAGGCAAACGTAAAAGTATGACATACAGCGCACTAACGGCAACGGTATCAATAATGCGAACGGGTAATGACGATGTGTTAACACCATCGAAATACACCGATACCGATTTGTTGAATTTGAATAAAACAGCCGCCAAACTTGAAATGCAAATGGATTTAGAAGCGGCGTTAGGCATTGAAACAACCGATACAACCACACTTGACGAGGTGACGGACAACTTTTCACCACGCTTGGGACGTGCTTTATCGTACAAGCAATTAGCCTTGTTTTATCAGACCAATGACAGCGGCATAGACACAAAAAACCGTTATCGTTTTGAGCTGTATTCTGACAAGTACAACACTGAAAAAAATGGGTTCGGTCAATTAAAGTTGACTGCACCATCTACACAGGTTACATCTACTCCAATTTGGAGGTAATATGGCATTTACAGTCGAGCGCGATTTGGTCGCAAAGTTTCGGGCGTATTTAGGGCAACAGTTCGGTACGGACAATGTGAATAAAGGCATGGAGGCAATGGGCAAAGAAGCCATTGCAATCATGCGTAATCGGACTTTGGAGGGTGTGGATGTGACGGGCAAGCCGTTTGCAAAACTAACTCCAAAGTATTCAGCGGTGAAGCAAAAATTCATTGCCGGAAAATCCAAACGGAAAGCAGGGGGGCTTGCTTACCGCGCGAAAGGGATGCCGAATCACATGAGGTTAACGGGCGAATTGTTCGACGATATGGCTTATTCGGTGACCAAACAAACACGGTTCGTAGGCAATAACCTGACACTAAAATTCAGGTTATACATAAAACCCCGTTCAGCACCAAAAGCACACGGATTGATAAACGGTAGCTACGGCGGCGTTCCACGGAATTTCTTTGGAATTGCCGAATCAGGTAGCCGGAAACTAAGAGAACAGGCAGTACTATTCGCGGCATTTAAACGCGCTTCAAAAATCAAAGGAACGGGCACATTATGACAGCCGAAAACTTCATCCGAACACTGATAGAAACCGCATTACCTGGCTATGCTAACAACATAACACAGGGCAATGGTAAATCATTGATGGACTTTTTACAGTCCGAATCAGTTGAGAAGCCATCGGCATTTATCAGCTATGAAGGATGGGGCGAAACGGATGGTTATAGTGACGGCTCTCAGACTTTTGACGATGAAAACTACTCGATTTTCTTACGGACTGACGGCAATGTAAAAGTCGAGGGTAGGATGCTGAAAAACGCGCTTTTGGCTGTAAAGTCTAAATTCACAGACGATGAAAACAATGTGCGATTCGTGCAGTTTTTATCGGGTAAAACATTCCGCGATTTTGGCGCGGACGCTTTTGAAATAATGGTAATAATTAAATAATAATAGAAAGAAAATACTATGGCAGTTTACGGTGGTGACTTAAATCAGACCGACATTTTTGCGGTTGACCAAGCGGGCACAGGGCTTGTAACAGTGACAGCCAACACGCTCGTACCAACTACGACAGCAATCACAGACCAAGAAGACGCATTTTTCCAAGTGCTACAGAACTTACAAGGGAATTATAACCTTGTCGGAACTGGTAATAAGCAAATGGAAATTACCTTTGACCAGAACAGATTCGGCGGGCACATTATGCGAGCGGCAAAAGTCTTTGCAGCCCCTGCACGTGCTACAGATGAATACTACACGAACGGCACGAAAAGCCCTGCTGTGCAAGGTACGGACACAATTTATCCGCTCTTATCTATCAGCTATATAGGCGCAGACCCTGACCAATCAGGCAAGACCCTTGTATTGATAGTTCACGGCGGCTTTAAAGAGGGCACGGGTTCGTTTTCTACGAAGCACCTTGAGGCAAGAAAACAGAAAATCGACATCACATCCACACCTACAAAAGCGGCTTTGGTTATTCCATCGGAGGCGTTCGATGCTACTAAGGTAACAGTTAGCTCGGATGTGACGATTGCGAGCGGTGATGAATACATGATTTTATCAGCGACAACAGCATCATAATAAACGGGCGGTGTAAAAACCGCCCTATTTTTTACAGCATATCAAAATAAATATGAATAGCATAAAATTAGTAGAAGGCAAATCAGAATTTGAAGTGTATATATCGGCATGGACGGCGGGTAAAATGGACAAGGCGCAACAACTCTTAGCAGGACAAAAAGCCAAAGGCGATAAAGAAGCCGTTGCGGGATATACCGCGCCTGACCACCGTGTAAAAGAGATTGTGCAGTTATTTGAACTTTCGCCCGACGTGGTCAAAGAAGATACAAAGTCCTTCGGCGTGTTGCTCCCTACATTGCTAAAATTAGAGAGCGGCGAACTTACAAAAGAGCAAGTTACCGAAAAATTAGTTGCTGTTTTGAAGTCCACTATAACACTCGAAGACAGGATCCAAAACGGGCGAATCCTGCGCGAATTAGTACGATTGATGTGTTTAGAATCAGAACTCACAGACGGGCAAAAGAAACTAATTAAATCCGACATTGATAGTGAGTTTTGGGAAAATCAGGACGCTGAATTACTACGAGATACGGGAGAGAATTTTCGTTCTTACGTTATGGAATACACGTCAAGAAATTGACCGCATAACATCATGGGGAGTGTTCCAAAAAGACCGCAAAGAGCCAGATAAAGACTTTGATGAATACGACCTTTTGCACTTGCCTTTTACCGAATCACGAAAATCGGCTTATGAGTTATCACACCGTGTGATGTGCCACAAACTCTCGAACAATACGCCGTCGGAATATATGTTTTTATACGAGCAATTACCAATCATTGAACTATATAAATACGCCGCTATCGGTTT